CTGTGCTGATGACTTTATAGTTGCTTGTGTTGATGTTGGACCTAGGCTTGTGCCTGTAGTCGTTGTCGTTTCAGGTATGGGTTCTGTTAGATAATAACTGCTGGTAGGAACTATCTGTATGCTACCTGTCTGATTCCAATACAGTCTTGACACCGCTCCGCCACCGTTTTCATAATACCATGCTTCCAGATAGTAATACTGTCCACCGGTTAATGTGATTGATCCTGCACCATTATAGAAACTTGGTCCTTGTTCTTGCCAGTCATTAATGACCACCTGATTGTTTAGTCTTAAATAAAATCCATCGTCACTGCTGTTGTAGAATGTCAGGGTCTGACTACCAGAACCAGGCACATAGATATATCCCCAATATTTTACTAAAACTCGTTCAGATTGACCAGAGTTCAATACTGCACCTCCACCCCAATCATGATTAATGGCAGTCACAGTTCCTGAACTTAATACAGTAGGATAAGTCAGTTGTCCTGTTCCATAATATGGCATGTTGGGATATGCACCAGTGCCATAATAGGTTTCATAATACAGATCAGCAAACACATTAGAGCAGACAAATAACAAGAATGTAATTAAGTATCTCATCGCTGTATCGTCGTAATTGTAGTCGTGCCTGAGTCATTGACACGGTTTGTAATCTCAACTGATCCTTGACTCTGTATGATGGTGCTATTTTGCGTTGTAGGTGTCCTTACGCAACTCACATCACTGGGTCCTGTTTCCATACACAATCTCACAGCCACTCCGTCCACTGTTGCACGGACTGGTCCAGCTGGATCATAGTCTGGTAGTAGTTCATCTCCCGCCTTGACGGCTAACTGTCTCTCAGAGGCTTTGATTAACTGTAGATTGATTAGGTCTAGGACGTTCTTAAGGAAATCTCTGTCTAATAGATTCTCTGACAGAGCATCACTATACATGTTCTTCTGCTGTTCTTCTAAGTCATTGTTCAAATTATTGACATCGAGAGCATTGACATCTAGGACATTTTTAATCTGATCTGTTTCCTTTTCTTGCTCTCTAAGTTCTTTGGGCCTTGACAAGATTAATAAGTTAGATATCTGGCTTTCTGTCAGATCTAACCTAACTGGTGGTGTTGGTGGTTTCTCATAAAAATTTGCCACTGTGGCTGAGAACGCTTCAGTCAATGTCACAGTGCCAGCACCAGTGGTGACGTCAATCACTCCCACCGTGCATTCTTCTATCCTTTTATAACCTACAGGACATGAGGGCAACAGTATGATGGTGCTACCACCTAGTTCATCTACTGTGGCTGTGAAATCTGTACCACGTACCGCAACTGTGGCTGTTGGCGTGGCGATCTTAACCTTTGAGGGATCGTTTTTAGCGATCTGTCCTGACGCATAACGAGCAGTGCCTGATGCTACCTTAATGGCTAACTTACCGGCATCTTTCTGATTGGGATCATAGACGAACTCATCAACCAGCACTTTGGAGTTCTCTGTCATCTGTAGTTTGGTATCATCAACGAAAGTGATGCCCAACTTGCCCTCACCAGTCTTCAAGAGATCGTTCATCTCTATGCCAGTGCCTTTCTTGCCTTCCAGTTTTTCTTTTTTTCTTTCAATACTGGCAGGATCGTGCTGTTGGCTCGTTATAGTGCCAACAGCCGCCTGTGCAGGAAGGGGTAGGAGCAATAGACTAGTCTGAAGTAGTAATAGACCAAGTGTTATTTGAACCCACTGATGTAATGTCGATAGTCGTGTCAATTGCGCCACTCTGTGAAGTTGTAAATGAGTTACTTGAACCTGTGACATCTAATGTGATTCCATGTCCATTGGTTCCACCCACACCACTCTGTGTGATGCTGAATGTGTTTGATGCACCCACTGCCGTGACATCAACTGATCCTGAATCACTGGTTAGGTTTGTGGTTAATGTATTACCACCACCTCCACTGATCGCGGCATTTACTGTGACATCATCTGCATTAATTGTAAAGTTAAAGTCATTATAACTACCGCCTGTGGCTGTGGCTGTCACTGTGTTGTTTGAACCTAGGATGTCAGCGAACAAGTCATTGTATGAACCTGTCTGGCGTACATCAAATACCAAGTTGGCCAGTGTGCCTGCACCATCATCATTGAAGTCAAGCGTGGCCACTGAGTTTGAACCTGTCATATAGTAGGTCAAGTTCACACCAACACCTGATAGCACCGTTGAGTTGATGCCTAGTTTTAATTTATTACCAGCGCCAATCTGACGTATGTCTAAGGTCTGGCTGTCACCTGTCAAGGTTGCGGCCGTTGTTGACGTAGCACCTGAGCCCACATCATATACTTCGTTGCCACTACCGTCTTGTGTTATGCTTATTGTTGAGTTATCACCTGCTTGATCAATATAAATTGAGTTATCAGCGGCATACACTAGACTGGTTGCCATTAACATGGCCATTATCAATCTAGTTAATTTTTTCATATATTAATTACTCCTTAAAATTCCAAACGCCTTTGCGTTCACCTTCCTTAATTAACTCAACCACCGCTGAATCTATAGCGGCCTTTACTGCCATTGTAGCAGGTTCGTTGAGTGTTAAACCTGCTTCAAATTCAAATACCTGTGTGCCTTGGTCATAAAACTTTAGTATGGCAAGGCTGTCTGCTGTTGAATACACTGTCTTTTTAATGTTAACCGCGGCTAATACTTTACCAGTGTTAACTGATATTGCTCTGAGGTTAACTGTAATAATATCTTCACTGTATTGTGTCTGTGGACCAATACCCAACATTCTATATGCGGCACCACCTTCCTTGGTTGCTGAGTCATAGCCAACGATGCCACCCTCAAAAATCATTCCTGCGAACTGCATTGGCATCAAAGGTTTGGCATCTTTTTCATAGGCTTCACGCATCTGTTTGATGATCTGCCTTTCTTTTAATAAGTTGTCTAAGCCCACACGCTCTACTACTTCAAACCATTCACCTCTGCCTACATCCTGTAGTGACTTGATTAGTAATGCGTCTGCTCCCTGTGTCACAGCAGTGCTAAAACTAGTAGTGCCAGGAGGAGCAGGACGTCTCTGTCCTGTCAGGTCACTGAACTTGTAGACGGCCACGCTGACCTTGCCCTTGGCAGGTGGTGGTATGACATCAAAATCTTTTTCCAAGTTCTCACGCACAACCATAGCAGGTTCGTACTCACCCTTCATACCTTGATGCGTGGCACAACCTGTCATTGCGACCAAAAATAATATAACTATTAGGTTACGCATTTTTAAAAATTAAAATCTCCAAGTGGTATACCGATTGAGGTAGTAGTACCCGTTAAGTCAGTAACTCGAAGTTCAATTTCAGTTGATGATCTGTTCCAGTATATTATGTTACCTTCAAAGTTCAATGTGCCTGATGTAGGTGCTGATCCATCTGAGGCAAACATAGCAGTTGCTAGGTCCTGTGAAATCTGTGCGTAGATACGTGATTCCAAGTTGTTTAGGAACTTGTTTAGGTTAGTGTCTTCCGCTTCACGCTTCTGTTTCTCTAGTTCTGCTTCTATCTTGTCCTTGATCTCTTGCTTACGTGAATGCTCTTGGTTTTCTATTGTTAAGACGTGTGCGGAGTAACCGTTGCCGTTGAAACTCGGACTCTTAAATGTAAAATCTAGAGGTTCGGCTGTTACTGTTGTTACAAGGAATACAAGAAATACTGCTAGGTATTTCATAGTCTGTCTGCTCCACTATTTATACTGTTATTTAATGGTAACTAACTATGAAATTATATGGTATTATTGTTATTGTTATTGTTGTTTTTGTGCGTTGATGCGACTTTCTATTTCAGCGTAAAAGGTGTCAACTTCTCCACCAAACTTGCCACGGAGATGTTCTATGCACTGTAGGCAGTAGTCATACTGCTGGGTGTGATATCCATGTAGGAATTCATTGTGTAGTTTAACCCAACCATCAAGTGATGGTAGGTCAGCTAACCCAATTTTATTAGCAGGAATTAAACAAAAAACTTCTAAACTGACACCATCTTTTTCTACAGTTTCTAAATCTAAAACTGTATACTTTTCACGAAGCATTTCTGCGTTTTCTCTACCAAATATAATTTCCATTATCTTTTTTCCGTAATTCCTGCTTGTTTTAGAACATACTGCACTGCCTGTGCTTGACTCACACAGTCTTCTAAGGCATTATGCAAGCCAGCTTTGTTTTTTTCTCTTGGGTCACCGTGTGTGCTTAATAAGGTACGACTATCACGGATCTGCCAAAACTGCCACGGGCAGGGTTTTTCTAATTGTCTATATAGGTTTTCTAATATAACAATGTCAAACACAGGACCTTGAGCCCAAATATTGTTTGCACCTACTATAAATCTATTTAATTCTTGTGTAAATTGTTCTAGGCTAATGCGATCACCATCACCTAGGGCTTCTTCACGGACATCTTCTGCCTGACGACTCCACCATTCTACAGTGTTATCATCTACATGACGCCCTAGTTGAATTTGTTCATCTACATTAATACGAAAATATATGCCTTTTTCTATATCTTCTTGACCGTAAGGATTAAACTTACAGGCACCAAAGGTTAGAATAGTGGCATCTGGGCGAGTGCTCAGTGTTTCCAAATCTAACATTATATCCATAAATTATTTGCTTTCCGCTTCTGCTACTCGTTTACGTAAACTGCTTGAACTAAATGAATGGTCTCTACCATTATAAATTAATTCAATGCCTCGTTTGTTACAAATATCTTTACCAGTAAAGTCTCTATTTTCATACTCTATACCTAATATTCTAACATCAATTGGCATAGAAAGCAAGATATCTTCCAAATCTTTTTCCGTTTGGTAAACTACGATTTCGTCTACATAACGTGTGGCTTGTAGTTGTATTTGGCGTTCAACTATTGATTGAACTGGTGCATTTTTATTAGTACGGTCTAGGGTAGGATCTGTTTGTAGACCAGCAATTAGATAATCACAATGATTTTTGGCTTCTGATAACATGGCAATATGACCTGCGTGTAACAGATCAAATGTTGAAAATGTTATGCCAATTTTTAAACCTTGTTTCTTAAGTTCTTTTATCTTATTGAATATCATTCCGCTGGTTCTAATTTGATCGACAATGGAAATCCTTCAGTTCTGGCCAAGTGTGTGACTTCAACGCCACGCTGTTCGGCAATTTCATATGGTAATGTTGCCACAATAGCCTGACCTTCTTCATGAATTTTCAATGTCAGCTCTTTGGCTGTTTCATCTGTGTGAAAAAAGAAATCAACAAGTGTCAGGATAACAAAGTCAACTGTGGTAACATCATCATTGAAATAGATGACATGGAACAATGGGGGTTCTTTAAGTCCAAGATTGGGGCTTGATTTTATTTTAGTGACTTCTTTTCCCACTATTAATTCCTTTTCTGTTATTAATGACATTGAAATTCAGTTTTTATCTTAGTAACGGGGTAACAGATTCTGTCACCCCTATACTATTAATTATACTATTTTTCAAAAGTAATAGCAATCTTTTTCGGCTTAGCTGATTCAGGAACAATGTGTTCAAGAGTCACTGCTAGGATGCCATTTTTTACACTGGCGCCTTTAACTTCTACATTTTCTGCCAGAGCAAAAGTTCTTAAGAAGTTGCGATTAGCAATACCTTGATGTAGGTATTCTGGTGCTTCTTCTTCTTTAAATTGCTTTTCACCTTTAACAATCAATTCGCCGTCCTTGACTTCTACGTCTAGTTCCGACTCTTCAAAGCCAGAAACCGCTACTTCAATGACGTAGGTGTTTTCACCACTTTTGATAATATTATATGGTGGGTAATTAGTACCGTTTAGAGTACTAGCTGTGCGAGTTAGTTCGTCAAACATACGATCAAACCCCACGGCAAATCTACTGATAGTTGGAATATCCAACGAATTTAAATATACTTGTTTCATTTGTTTTCTCCTTAATTTAAGCAAGATTATTTTGATGACCCTTTATCGGCATCATCTTTAACTTCAGTAAAGTCAGCATCTACTACATCATCTGCCTTTTCTGAATTGGTTGAAGCACCAGGTTCAACTGTTGAAGCTGATTCTGACGCTTGTTTGGCATTCCATAATGGCATGCAAGGTTCATTTAGTGCCGTGATGGCATCTAAAACTTTGCCTGCATCCTCTGGATCATTGGTTTTGACTGCTTCTTCAAGATTTTTAATTGCTTCTTCGATCTTGGTTTTTTCTGTGTCAGTGATCTTACTGCCGTGTTCCTCTAAGGCTTTCTTAATGCCATGAAGTTGCATATCAGCTGAATTTTTATTTTCAACTAATGCTTTCATTTTCTTATCTGCCTCTGCATTGGCTTCTGCATCTCTGACCATTTTTTCAATTTCTTCTTCACTCAGACCTGAGTTGGCTTTAATGGTGATCTTGTTTTCTTTACCTGTGTTTTTGTCTTTGGCACTTACTTTTAAAATACCATTGGCATCAACATCAAGTGTCACTTCAATCGCTGGCATGCCACGTGGTTGTGGATCAATACCTTCTAGATTGAATTCACCCAGTTTCTTGTTGTCCTTGACGAACTCACGCTCGCCTTGGAACACAGCGATGGTCACTGCTGGTTGATTGTCGTCCGCAGTTGAAAATACCTGACTTGCCTTGGTTGGAATTGTTGTGTTTTTCTTAATCAGTTTTGTAAACACTCCACCAACTGTTTCAATACCTAAGCTCAATGGACTAACGTCCAATAATAGAACGTCAGTCTTGTCACCGGCTAACACAGCACCTTGGATGGCCGCACCAACTGCCACTGCTTCGTCTGGGTTGACATCTTTGCGTGGTGCTTTGCCAAATAGTTTTTCAACTTCTGCTTGTACCTTGGGCATGCGTGTCTGTCCACCAACTAGGATGACCTCGTTGATGTCGTTGGTATTCACACCAGCATCTTTAAGTGCTACCTTGCAAGGTTCAATTGAACGAGCAATTAGATCTTCTACTAGGCTTTCAAATTTGGCACGAGTGATTTTTACATTCAAGTGCTTAGGTCCACTAGCATCAGCAGTGATGTATGGCAAGTTAACATCTGTTTGGCTGTTGCTTGACAATTCAATCTTTGCTTTTTCTGCGGCTTCTTTCAAACGCTGTAGAGCTAACACATCTTTACTTAGATCAACGCCGCTTTCTTTAGTAAACTCATCAATGATGTAATCCATGATGCGTTGGTCGAAGTCCTCACCGCCCAAGAATGTGTCACCGTTCGTGGCCAATACCTCAAATTGTTGTTCGCCATCAATGTTGGCTATCTCAATAATTGACACATCAAATGTACCACCACCTAGGTCATACACAGCAACTTTCTTATCTTTCTTATCACCTTTGTCAACACCATAAGCCAAGGCGGCCGCAGTTGGTTCATTGATGATACGTAGAACTTCTAAGCCGGCAATCTTACCTGCATCCTTGGTTGCCTGGCGTTGTGCATCATTGAAGTAAGCAGGTACAGTGATAACTGCTTGTGTTACTTCTGCACCAAGATAGTCTTCAGCAGTTTTTTTCATTTTCTTTAGGACTTCTGCTGAAATTTGTGGGGGTGCTAGATCTTTGTCATCAATTTTAACCCATGCGTCACCATTGGTGTTCTCCACGATGGTGTAGGGCATTAGGTCAATATCCTTTTGTACTTCTTTTTCTTTAAACTTACGTCCAATTAAACGTTTGGCCGCATAGATTGTTTTCTTTGGGTTAGTGACTGCTTGTCGTTTAGCACTTGCACCAACTAGGATTTCATCACCATAGGAAACAATACTAGGTGTAGTACGAGCACCTTCAGAGTTTTCAATTACTTTTGGTTTGTTATTTTCAAGAATGGCCACACAACTATTTGTGGTGCCAAGGTCGATACCGATGATCTTAGACATGTTAGTTTCTCCTTTATTAAGCAAGATCTAAATTTATAGAACCCTTAAGGCATTCTATAAAATTATTTATCAATTACATAAATTATAATATACTAATATAATTATGTCAAGTTAACAGCGTACCTTTTTAAAATTGATTCCGCTAAAATTTGTTCAAAATTTTCTGACATGGTCGTGAAGTGTCCTACCAGTACATACCTGTTCATATTGTCCCGATTGATCACGGCGTGAACGAAGTTTTCTTGGTTAAGCAGATACAAATTACCCAAGGTAACATCAACCGTACCATACGGGTATATTTTTAATTCGCTACCCGGATTATCAGTCAACGGTAACCAAAAATAATTTAACGGGGTGGGATTTAATCCAATATCTCTATGTGGTCGTAGATATCCGTTTTCACCAAACATGCTCAATACGCAATAATTTACATCTATTCCGATGGATTTTAGATGGAATTTGATTTGCTCCGATGATCCCACCGCTGTAACACCACTAACAGGTTTGGCTTTCTTTTGATAGTATATATCTTCTAATAATGTGCTTTCAAAATCTTCTGCCCATAATAATTTAATTTTCCAATTATCATACCTAGGATAGTCTTCATGGGGATAGCTCTTTCTTACCATGTTGTCTAATTCTATGGATTTGGCTAGTTCTAAAAGTTTTTCTGTGTCTATACCTAAGGGTAGTTCAACAAACGGAACGGGCGTTGTTAGTAAGTTGTCCGGAATACTAAATTTGGTTTTAAATCCAGGAAAGACATTGGCAAAGAAACTATTCAATAATGGATCCAAGTGGATACCTCTCATAACTAAATTCGTTCATCTTTTTACACCAAAACTCCCATGCGGGGCTGTTGACTATAATTTTTATCTGCCCTGGAGATTTTAATTCTGTGTGTTGTAGATCATTGATGGTCGTACACAAGAATGTGACCAGTCCAAATCTGATGCCATCAATGACAATGTCTTCTAACTTCACAGAGGAAGATAACTCTTTAACATCGATTAATATTTCATTAATCTCTTTCAATTCTGAGTCAACCGTGATTATCAGATTGCCTTCAGAATTTTGGCTTGTGTGATAAGGAATCTTGTGACCATTTATCACAATGTCTGATTTTGATCCCTGAGAAGATTCTAATATTAATTTAATCGTTGACATAAATTACCTATCAATATAATATACTATAAATAGAAGTAGAAGTCAAGCCATGGCCAATATAATTTTATTTACAGATCGTACGCCGTTAACAAGAGAATTTGATGGTGTTAACCAACACTTAGAAAGGTACTCTAGGCCAGCTGGAGCATACAAAATTGCCAGCACCCTTAGAAAACAAGGCTATAGTGTCTTGGTTGTACCAAATTGTCTCAGATTAACCTACAACACAGTCAAAGATTTCATTGACAAGAATTCTGACGGATTACTTTGGGTAGGCATCAGTACAACTTTTTTATCAATCAAATCCACAGCACTTGATCATTATAGGCAACTATGGCACGAATCATCTGACAAGTTTATCGATCTTAGCATTCTTAATGCTAGTACTTATATTAAAAATATTGCTACCCAATTGGCCTGGGGAACAGCAGAATTAAATCGATTAAGTGATTACATTGGCGGCCGATTTGATGCACATCTATTAGTTGGTGGTACCTGGGTAAGTCATGTCAAGAATGGTGGACTTGGAGACAATAACCCAAACATACATCTGATTACCGGTCATGCTGAGGATTATATCGTTGAATTTACACAATCTTTAAAAAGTAAAACTAACATTCCCAGACCCTATGAAGGTGAAAAGGATTTTAAATCAAGCACAATCTTATACAATGAATCCGATCATATCACATCAGACGAATGGTTAGCATTGGAGATCAGCCGAGGCTGTGCGTTTAAATGTGCTTATTGTACATATGATCACAAGGGTAAGACAGACACGACCAAATACACCAAAACTCTCAGAGAAGAATTGATCAGAAACTATGAGTTATTTGGAGTCACTAAGTATCATCTATTAGATGATCTATACAACGACAGTGACGATAAAATTAAAATATTATATGATGAAGTTTGGTCAAAATTACCATTTACACCAGAATGGATAAGTTATCTACGATTAGATCTCATATGGTCAAATCCAGAAAGTGCTGAATGGTTAAAAGCATCAGGTTGTAAACTTGGATGCTTTGGTATTGAAACCATGCACGACAAGGCCGGAAGATTTGTAGGCAAAGGTCTTGGGAGAGAAAGAATCGTTGAAACCTTGGAACATTTAAAAGCAGTTTGGAAAGACGATGTTCTGATAAATGCTCTGATGATTGCTGGACTACCATGGGAACCATATGATAGTATCGTTGAAACAATGGATTGGTTAAAATCTACAGATCTTGTTCATAGTTACAAGTATAGTGCGTTGTGGGTGACACCCCCTGAACATAAACCATTTGTGATGAAAATTAACGCTATGAGTAATGACTACGAAAAATATCAATTATCCTGGAGTCCAGATGGATGGGTTAATAATGTCGGAGTTACATTTAAGCAAGTTGCTGAATTGGTGGAAAAAGATGACAAGGAATCATTCGCCAATTGGTATCCGCCAGATCTGATAGAATATCCCGAACTAAGAACCATGGGATTTGATCATGACATGTTAGCTGATAAATCACAAAATCATCAAATTATTAAATCTATTGCAGAAGGGCAATACCCAATCAATGGATATATTAATCAAAGGTTATCTAGAATCTTAGATTAATATTTTTTTGGAGGAAGTTGTTGGCTTTGTAGTTTCTTGCGCCAACGTGCTTTGGCGGCTGATTTTTTACGCTTTCTTACACTGGTCGGTTTTTCGTAGAATTCCTTGGCACGTAGGTCATTTAAAAGTCCAATGTTTTGTATGTTTTTCTTAAACTTACGTAGAGCTTGTTCTACATTGTCATTTTTAACATAAACAATTGATCCTTTTATTATCGGTGGTTCGTATGCCATTTATTCTCCAAAAATTATCTGAGTATATTATTTAGTATCAATGTCTTCAAAATATTTGATTACATCCTTGCTAACTATTCTATCACAACTTGTAATGTTAACATAACTTTCCTGATTAATCAAGACCTTATCCATCAGATGGTTTACCGAATTTAACCACTCTAAATCCCCTATGTCGTTTCGATAAAGATAAACATCAAAATCTTTTTGGCTGGTCTTACAAAATAGGGCCACTCGTTCGATATCTTCAACGTCAAAGTCTATTAGCATCACAGTGTGGTTTGTGGATTTCTCCACAGAGCTAGGATATGTGATAAATCTGCTGTTAAATTGTTCCATTTCTTAATCTTTCAATCTGTTCCGATTCGGTTGGTGTAAGCAATTCTGTGTCATACTCACCCTTGGCTACTCTTTCGGCCAGGTGTTTAATGTATTCTATATCATAAGCATAACTGTCTGCAGAGATTTTGTCAACCTCTATCCATTTCTTTTCATTCCACTTGAATAGTTTACTAGGTAGCATATCAACTCTTAGGAACATGTCGCCTTTGCCCGGCATATCTGGAAATTTAGTGCCAAACCCGGCATTTGGTGGTGTTTCTTCTTCAGCGTGTATGCTTAGATCTGGAATTACTATCTGCTCTTGCCCAGCAACACGTTTTGGAACAGGTTGAGGTTCCTCACCTGGTTTGAACACTTCAATAAGGTTACCTGTATGGTCCTTGACTTCTATCTTATTAACTTCTCTGAAATTATTGATTATATCATTTTGTTTTTCAATACGCTCAACTGCCTGATTATATTTGTCTTTGAGTTTGTCGTACTGATCTTGCAAAAAGTTTATTTTGTCAGTATTCTCATACCAATCAACTTGAACTTTTGGTTTTTTCTCTAGCTGATCAAGTGCCCACTCTAACTTTTGTAGAGCAGTTCTATACTTGGACCAAAGAGACTCAACAGTTTTTTTAGCCTTATATTCCGCCATTATTTGCTAATTTTTCTTCGACTCTCTTTTCTAAATCGACAATGTCACTTGGGGTAGAAAAATCAACATCAAGTTCGCTACGCAGTGCTTCATTTTCATCGAGAGTGGTAATTAATTGATTTAGGGTAGTTCTATACTTTGCCCATATACCGTCTATTGCATCTTGTGGTTTTGCCATCTTATTTCTCCAATTTAGTTTCTACAGTTTGTTCAAGCCGTTGAATGTCTTCAGGGGGTGTGTCATCTACCTCTGCGTCAACTTCAATCACTCGTTCAATTACTTTTGTCTTGCCATCTTTAACCGCAGTACCAGCATAACGGAATGCGTACTGGCTGGCTATTAACAGACCAACTGCTAATGGATCAAATACAATAATAATTATTATAATGACCCAGGTTACCGCTTGTTCTAGAACATTTTTATCTGGATTGTCACCATAGATAAATGCCGCGATGTATTTGATAGGACCTACTTCTGCTTCTAACTTGCGATATTCTTTTTCAAATACCATCTTGTCTTCACGTACTGATTCAATTGACTTCTGTTCCTGGTCAATCATCTTTTCAAGTTCTTTTATTCGTTTGTCAGCGTTCTTAACCTTGCCAGAATTACTGGTTGAGTTGATACGTGATTGTATGCTACTGATCTCCTTAGAATATTTACGATCAACTGCGGCTAACTTGTTATCACGTTCTGCTCTCACTGAGTTAGCATCTGTGGTGTTACCGCGACTTTCTAAGGATTGTAGTCTTACGTCATAGTCTTTGTGTATCTGTTCTTTTTCTTTGACCTGTTGCTCACGCACCTGTCTAAGTTGATCTTGATCGCCTTTGATCAAATCTACTGTGTTAGCAGTAGCAGGTTGAAGTAGCCTATCCATTTCTTCTTGCCAGCGTTTGATCTTGGCATCTGAACGTGTGATCTTTTCGTTGATGGTATCTATCTGTGCTGTGGATTCATCGCTGAGTGCTGTCTGCTCGATGTGTGCCTTTGACAGGAAACCAAAGATGCCCATTGATGTGATGAACATTAGGAATATGACTGCCGTGGATAGATAGTATTTTAACCAGCGTGCGGAATCGTACCAATAGCGATGTAGCCAAACTGCTGTTACCAATTTACCAACTTCTAATACCACACCCATGATAATGATTGCTGTTGCTGATGCGGCGAATATGGCCACGAGACCTGCCACTGAATACCAAACAGCCACTGCTGAAATGCTGAGTCCTGATAATAAGGTTAACCAGGGTATGATGTGTTTGTCTGCGAATGTTCGTTGCATAGTTAATTATTTAAAGGTGCTTTTAGTAGTATAACAAGAAGTTATAATGAAGTCAACCTAATTTAGGATACATCTATCCATTGGATAGAGGCTAGGGCATCCACATTGGTTCCATCAGTGGCGGCCATTAGAACAAACTCATATCTTGTGTTTGTAAATGGATCACGGAAGAGTTGATTTTCAAAGATCAATGACTCATTTTGTGGACTGCTTACACTTTGGTTACTAGAACGGATATATCCTTCGTCAACGAGATCACCACTGACCAATGCCGTGGGAGCCAAATTATATTCAACTGCTGTGTTACTGCCACCATCAGTCCAGGTTCCGCCTGATGTTATGGCACGACGATAGAGTTTCCAAGCATAGATATCATTGCTACCAACAGAAATGCTGTAAGTTTTAGGTATAATTATAGCGTCAGGCATGGTGCTTTTAAGTCTGATGCTGAGAAGTGGAACGTAACTACCATCATTTGACAAATCAATTGGTGTTGCAAAATTGTGCCCTATGCTTGAAACACGTCCATCCATGATATATCCACCCTCACTGATCACCGTACTACAGATCTGTGTCATAGTGGCCGCTGGACCAGTGCTGATCAACTCATAACGGCAGGGCAGATTGGCCGTGCCCATGTATGTGGTTGTGTTGCCTGATTGGTTGGCATGATGGAACGTGTGGCAGACTATAAATGCACCGTTGATCACAAACCCAACGCGAACAGATCCTACTCCCAACCATTCAATGTCTGACCAAAATATCTGAGCCCTGTCCACATGTAGTGTATGCCCTGATGGGTTGTTAGCACCACCCAGTCCATCCAATCTATCACCATTCCAAGAGGCCTGTTCTATTCTCTCATGTGTTAGGCTACCTGCACTAGATGACCGTATGACCATGTTTATGTCAGTGCCATCTACTTCAAAGAATATGCCATTCTCGTCATTGAAATACCCTACCCGTTGTGTTAGTCCTGCAGTGGCAGTGTTACCACTGAATGTGTTTAACACCAAAAGGCTTTTGCCTGGTTGATAAGAGAATGTCCTATAGGTCTCGCGATAGATAGCATCACCAGAACCTGTTACTGTCATTGAATATGTGCTAGAATTGGCACTGTAGGCCACATTACCCGCTGACACCTTGTTGGTAGCAAATTGATGATGATCATAATACATTGATTTGGTGTCAAACAAGGTATAAGGATTACTGATACGCAAACGACCAAATGCATCTAGGTTAGTTGCGGCAAAGTTGGCCTGTACTTCACTGCCACTTGGAATGGTTGCTGTTACATTTCCTGATACTACCCAAGGATCTGTGCCCTGTGTGACATTCACATTGCCTACCACTGTTACTGGTAGTTCTGTTCCTGATATGTCAACGTTGCCCAATGAATTAATACCAACGTTTGTGACATTAACACTGGATATGGTCACGTTGCCCACGTCAGTGGATGTACGCATGACCACATTACCATCAGTGTCTATAAACAGAGCATTGTTAATGTTCTTTAAGAGGTAATTGGTTTCAGGTAATTTATTTGAATCTTGTGCCATCTACTACACCTTGATTCCTATGAAGATCTGACTGCGTCTCTGTGCAGTCCATGTGTCCGTTGCTGTTGCATTATAATTTGTGGTCAGTGCTGATCTAACCGTGGAGTTAAGGGCACTGGCATCCCATACTGTCAACACTGCTATAGAACCACTGGCGGCTGAATTAAGTGCATTGGCCAATGTGGTCATTGTTCCGGCATCACCATAAGTATCATAGGTGTTAATGCTGATGGTATCACCATAGGTATCTAGCAGTGCTAGGGTATGCCCACGTTGACCATCGTTGTATATTTCTATGTCATTGACATTAATCACAGCGTTCTGATAACCTGGCACATCAAATGTTGATGCGTAGACATAGATCTTGTTACCGCTGGCATACTGTGTGGTTGATATGGCACTGGTCGTTCCAAATGCTTCATATACTGTAAATGATACCGTGGCTATCCAAGGCCTGCCTACCACTAGCCCACCCGTGTTTGGGTTGTCAATAATAACATTACCATTGTACTGTGTTGGTAATTGTGTGATGTCGTAGGTTGCTCTAGGATTGCCATCTGTGGCACGATCAGTGGCCGCAAGATCTAACTTGGCCTTTTGGCGAAGTTCTTTAGTGAGTAATGTTGATATTCCATTTGCGGACATCGTAAATCCTGATAATATCTAGTATTTATCAAAAGATCAAACAGAACAGCTAGCTCTGGCTCCTCCAGGGTGTTCTGATATGGTTATTTTACCCAGGGCCTTCACTGCCTTGAATGCTATTTTGGTACACTTAACTGGTAGATTGATTGTTTTGGTCTCACCTGCTTTGAGTAGGGCACATCGTCCTTCTGTGATCGTAGGATTCTCTCCCGGACTCCAAAAGACAGCAACTTCGCTGGTCAATTGAACTTTGCCTTTTTTTAGTACTGGTGTTTGCTGAACTGTTTTGTCAGCAGTATAAATGTAAATGGTCATGTAAATATTTATTGACAAACACCAAAAATATATGCTAAAATATAGTATGTTTAAGGTGACCAAAAAACGTAACGCTTGGGTGATGCAGATCCCCACGTCAGCAACCGGAGCCAAAGCACAGATTTGGGAAAATCCTCTGATGGTTGGTATTTTTGATAATATAATCAATCAAATTGTTGAAGAAGTTAAAGATCGTCCAGGGGTAAGACGTACAAGTTATGACACTTGGCATTGGACTAACCTACATGAGCTGAATAGATTTATTACTTTTTATTACTTAAAATACGGTAAAGATTTTCCAAGTGACTAAAAAACTATACAATTCACAACTGCGTAGACTAGACACTATTATAGGTGATGACGATTATCTTTTTAAGATATATCGATGTAGAGAAGAGTATATAGAAATGTTAAAAGTTCGAGATCCTAAACCTCACTATGTTGCCTTTACCAATTCAGGACCTTTTTATGAATGGGTACTAAACACTTATGGAATTAAGATGATCGCCACGGAAGAAGGTATCACTGGTCAATTTGAAGTTGTTGATGAAAAGAAATATCTGCTGTTCCAACTTAAATATTCGGCATCTAATCGATGATATATGAAATACCTTTAATAACCAACGCAGACTTCTGGCACAACAGTGTTAAAGAATTTGAAATTCAAAATAACTGTGATGTCACATATTGGTATAATGAATTTATAAATTGGTTAAGAGATGTGTTTCATTGTGAATATTGGGAAAGAGAAACACAATTTGGCGGACCTTGTTTTATTTTTAGGAATGAAAAAGATTATATGTTTTTTCTAATGAGATTTAAATGAAAATAGCATTGGGTAGTGACTTACATCTAGAATTTGGTGCGATTGAATTAGACAACACAGAAAATGCAGACGTTTTGCTATTGTCTGGTGACATCTGCGTGGCCAAAAACCTCAATAATGAACATCGCCACAATCAACGTTATAGGACCTTTTTCCAACAGTGTTGTGAACGTTTCCCCCACGTCATTTATGTGTTAGGTAATCATGAACATTATGACCACGACATACAACATACCGCTGAACGATTAAAACGTGAACTTGCACATGATAATCTACATATCCTGGAAAATGAAACTGTTGACATCAACGGTGTTGTTTTCATTGGCGCTACTTTATGGACTGACATGAATTCAGAAGACGGCCTGACCCTGTATCATGTGACATCAATGATGAACGATTTCCATGTCATCAAGAACAGTGCCAGGACCTTAAATGAATGGGGTAAGCCAGCACGCTTAACTCCTGAGGACACAGTTGCGTTCCATAAGCGTAGCTTGGACTATATCAATCATATCACCTACGATCGTCCAAACTATAAGTTCGTAGTCGTTGGACATCATTGCCCTAGCATGAAGAGCATACATCCTAAGTATGCCAACGATAAGATCATGAATGGTGCTTTTGCCAGTGATCTAGATGACTTTATCGCTTATCGTCCACAGATTCGTCTATGGACTCACGGTCACACGCATGAACCCTTTGACTATGATATCGGTACTACTAGGATCGTGTGTAATCCACGTGGCTATAGTGGTCACGAAGCAGGTGCTGATAATTTTAAACTACAGTATATAGACCTATGACCAAAATTGAGATGTGGCCGCCACCAAAAAGGTGGAAAGAAGTTGTTGTCAGATGGACTTGGATTTTTGAAAAAGAATCTCGAGATATCAACAAGATAATAGAAAATCTTAACAGTCAGCCTGGCGGAAATTACCATCTACACGGCAAGGGAACGCATTTTGATTTTGCCTTTAGATTCGAGGATCCAAAAGATGCTCTCTGGTTTAGATTGGTATTACCAGAATGACAAACGTATTTGATCAAAAAGAAAATCAAGGAAAAAGGTTTATACTTGGTGGAGAATTTGAATTTCCGGGTAACCCCACAAGTCATTATTTGATAATATCAGACTTTGCCTGGTGGATACAGAATGAACGAGATATATACAAGTGGATGGAGCAAAACTTGCCTAAGGGCCGCATGCACCACGAGGGCATGGTACTAAGCATACCCACAAAAGAATTGGTCACAGCATTCTTGCTGTCCTGGGGTTAAACATGAATATGAAATCTTTCTTGATAATTGGTATCTTAACATTACAAGGTTGCACGCTGTTGGTGACCATGACGGGTGCCGGAACCACGGGTGCCGGTGCGGCCGCGACAACATCAACATTGGAAGTGGCACAGGCATTGGACGTGGCCAAGACAGCGGGTGATGTCGCCAGCGTGCAACAGACTGGCAAGACCTTGACTGATCATGTGGTCAGTTATCTAACAGGCAAGGACTGTAGGTTGTTCCGCAAGATCAAGGGCGAGGGCGATTACTGTGAGCCCGTTGAGATAGTGTTGCCCGTGCTTAACACAAAAAACAAAGTCAAAGTATTTCAAATTATCGAAGATATACGTCCTGTGAATGGTAACATGGGTCCGTTGACCAGGCAGGCATATTGGAATTACCAACACGGGTTAAAGATCTGGAACGATGACTTATATAACAAATTTCCAAAGAATGACACAGAAGTGTTTGCTTTTCAGAAAGAACACGGCATTGAACAAACGGGCACGATTGGACCTAAAACCACCCAGGCGTTGATTGATTACTATGAGAGATTGAAATCGATCTGATCAAGCATTGCCTGATCCCTAATGAACTGCCAGTTAGTTGTCCATAGATGTTCTAGATTGTGTTCTAATACTTCCCTAGCACTTGCTAATATTTTTTCTTGATCTTGTCCGAGCAGATATTCAACTTGCTCAAATGCTCGTTGCCATCTAAGATGGGGATCTTCAATTGAGTCATAACTCTCATCAATGATATTATCAAATGTTTTAAATCCCAATGATCGAAAGGATCTAAGCCAATGGACTCCGCTGAACACCACAAATAATCGTTTGGCCAGTAAGCATTTTGTGATCTTTTCCGTTAAAAAGAAATGTGAATTATTCCATTGTGTTTCGGTTATTATGCTATAGGCTGTTTGGTTATAGATGTTGATCGGAACTATACTGGCAACTAAACAATGTCTTCCTTTATAAGTAGTTAGGCTGGCTTCATGTCCTTCTGTTAATTCATTGGGAAATATAAAATCTTCCTGCCAGGAACGCATTAGAATTTTATCAGTGAGATGTTTACTGGTTATCTGTTGGTGTACAAATATCTTATGTGGATTGTAGGTCTTAAACAATGAATCAAAGTAATAGGGTTTTGTTTCGTATGGAGTAAGTTCTCGAAGATCTCGTTTAATTATGGGTTTGCTGTATAATCTGACATGCTCAAACAACCATTCACTGTTGAACACATAATTGTCGATGCCATATATTACTCCAGGTAACACCCAAGTGATTTTTTCATGATTATGTTGTTTGATAAATGCCGCATGATTATCATGTAACTCTATTAGGATTATGAACACCCGTTCTGAGCAGGTAAGCAGTTGGTCAAGACTTTCTGAACTTATAGGATAACCTAAAATGGCTATCTTATAATCACTGCTAGAATTAACATATTCAGTTAAGTCTTGTGTGTCTGGCCAATATTTGGTTTCAAAATATCTTTGAAAGTCTCTGGTAAAATAATAGTTATTCCAGTATACTAAATTCATTAGTGTAAGGTTCGATCAGTTATCAGCTGATCAGGATCATTGACTCCAAAAAATCTAAATACTTTTAACAGATCTTGATGATATAATCCTTGATCTTCCAGGGCAGGGAAAACCACTGATTTCATCTTACCTTCAGAGTTAACAACAAACACATAATCATCTGGATCCAGACCATCCTCGTTCGAGAGTTCTTCTTCTGAGGGTTGGTTTTCCATAAGTTCTTCTTTTTCGTATTTGGCCATTTTTAACTCCTTCGAGATACCTTAGGTTCTCTTTTATTTTTTTGATTAATTCAATGACTATTTGATGTTCCTTTCCAAACGCTGTGTAATAAGATCTTAAATCTAAACTATCTGATTTTGTGATCCAAATATCCTCATCTAATTCTTTGTCTTTTAAAAATGAATTCTGCAGAAATATCCGAGCCGCTATGTTTGTTGCATACGCATCTATCTCATCTGGATCGCCCAGATATTCCTGTGTGTATTTCTTTTCAACATTCTTGTGTACACTTATATACTTATTTGAATGTAATTTATATCTTCTGGCACGATATTGATGTTGATGTTGATATTCATGAACCAACGCCTCGACCAGCTCAAGCACGAATTCCTCGGCGAATTCCGTTTCTACCTCGAATGGTGCGTTTTTTGATCTTTTTAAAATTAATTCCATCACTATTTGTTTTTTATTTGCCTGATCAAGATCTGGATCGTACTCAGCCGCGATGGTGAAATTCCCAAATGCTAGGTCAGAAGTTTCACCATCGTTGAGTCTTAAACGTATAGGATGACTTCTCGTCAGCCAAGATTTTAACTTGTTGGTGAATTTTTTAGGGGTGATGGATGTTCCTACCAGTGGGTCAATCCAGTATAGCAAATCTCTGTATTCTTCAACTGGATCAAGATACATGTTAACTTCCGCCTAGGAGTTTTTGTGCGTTATTAGAATTAAGACTGTTGTCTTGTCCAGGATCACTCGGAAGTCCCTCAAAAGGATTATATTGTGGTGGACTTATGCCATTGGCTGACATCAGTGCATTATTTTTCGCTTCAACCATTGATGCTTTTATGCTCTCACTGAATGCAGTGGAGTTGCCACCAAACGTGCCAACGCCTGGTATGGTTACTGGCCCAGTTGGTAACATATTTCTTAGGATTTCAGAACCGGCACCATTTGTTTCTGTTCCGATGCTGTGTAAACTTGTAGCCGCTCTCATGTGAGCGCCTAATGTTAGAGTTGCAGGAGTAGCGTCGAGATCAATATCTGCCGTGGCAAACAATGCCTCTGATCTATCTAACATGGCATTTAGATCAGCAATATTTTCTGCCGTGGCACCTTGCTCTACGATAGCATCAATCTCTGGGCAACCTGATACAGGACCAACAAAGTCAACCATGGCAGGTAATCCTAGTGCACCAGAACAGGTTTCTCCACCCGTCATCAATCCATCCAGAGTTGGTTGATGTTGTGACATCATACTGTTGAGGCTAGGAAATTGTGCGTCAAAATTGGGTATATCTGGCACCTCCATACCGCTCAACATACTGGAAGCCGCCGCTGGATTCTTAAAGTTTGCTCCAAGATCTTTAAACTTGCTACCTATGGAGGCAAAGTCTGTTCCGGGACTTAGTCCTGCGACCTGATCAGGAGACATGATTTTGTTTGTGTCTAGGAAATCATTGAGATTAGAAATTCCAGGATTTTTACTTAACTCAGCATTTAAGCCACCACCTCCTAGATAAGCATTCAAGGCCGCTTGATCTTGCTCCAGGGTCGTTCCTGGAACAAAAGTGGTTGGGGTTGCCCCTGCGCCAAATGTAGCCATTATCTTCCCCCGCTATTTAATTTTCCAAATGCGGCATCTAATCCACCGCCTTGCAAGAACTCATTGGCCTTGTCCATGTCATCCTGTGCACCTTGAGAACCCAGGCCGCCCGTGACATATGAATTAAGATCGCCGGAACTGACTTGTCCACTTCCTCCACCAAGGAAGGATTCAAATGGTGTTCCCTTGAGACCTTCCACTCCGGTGCCTTTTTGTCCTTTGGTTGATGCTGAACCGAATGATGTTGGATTCTCAGCACTATATCCGCTGATCTTTTTAGGTCCAACACCAAAGTTTTGTTGACTGTTTACTCCACCCCAAATATTAGGTGATACATTCATCTCTGGCTGTGGTGATGTTGGTGTGGGTGGAGGACCTCCACCTAACAGTCTACCCGCATTGTTTTCTGTTATAGATGTTGATCCAGTCACACTGGGCAATCCTGCGAAAGGATTCGCCACTTCTAATTGCTCACCCAAGGCCGCTATTTGTTTATCGTCTTTAATACCAGCAAAACTATTTCTAACCTGTTCCTGTACCGCAGGATCATTTAATCCCGTGCTCGGTATTCCATTCTTGGATAGGATGTCATTTAGACCAGTGGCATTGGCCATCTTATTGTCAGAAATCTGATTGTATAAGCCCTGTGGTGTGCCAAAGTTGGCCATGTCCGTGGTATTAAACAGTTTACCTGAGGAAGTGAACGCGGCACCAACCGAGTTTAAATCGCCAAGTTTTCCAGCTATGCCATTGGTGGTAAGGTCACTCATATTATTCATACCAGTGCCAAACTTTGATAGATCTTGATTTTTACAGAATTCAGTGACCTTGGTGAGCTCTATGCTGTCACCAATGTGTCCCCTGGCCGCATTAAAACGTTGCATGAACACAGTTGGTCCACCATCCATTATCTTATCACCGAGAGCTTCGAGTCTTGATGCGGCGACGTTGGCGCCACTAACGCCCGAACTGTTTAGTATACTGATTGCGGCTTCAACTTTCCAGTTTTTAGCAAGTCCCTCCCCTAGGCTAAATCCAGTCATGGCAGTGATAGTAGCGGGAGTTAGTCCGCCTTTGGGTAATCCGATAGCATTGTATTGGCCATCGGATACTACCGTCATCGACCTGGCGCTGGCTATTAGATCATCTGCCATTTTAGTTACCTTATGTTATAATCTTTCCTGCTGAAACAGTTTCTATACCTGTTGTTGTTTTAATGTAGTGTTTAACAATATCATCCACTGCTGGTGCTGTTAACATCACGTGTTGTTTGTGTAGCAACATGGTCTTTTCCAATTCCGCAGTAAACACACTTTGTATTAATCCAATGCCCTGTTGGCTAGGCATCACTGTTGTTGGTTTATAGATAGTATAATAATCTTCTGTATCTTCTACTATCTTTGCCACTATCTCGTCTCCATTGACAAGTTTGAAAGTCACTACGTCATCTCTTGCGTATTTTTGATTGTTAACCAGCATTAAGTTCATCCACCCTTTCATTAATTTCAGAAGCATTTAGATCCTTCATTTGCTTGAATCCTTCCCAAGCAACAGATTCACCTACATAAAATTGAGGTAATGGATAATGGTCTCTATCTCTTCCCTTGGATTCAATGAATGAAACTCCACTAACATCAGCCTCACAATCCACCACATCAAAATCAACACCTAATTGTGTTAATCTTGTTTTGGCCAATGACGATCTAATTCCTTTGTCTGAATATACTGTTAATTTTGCCATACTTAAACTCCTAATTTCTCTGTTAATTCTTCATCGGTTAATCTAACCAAGCCTTGATAACCACCTTCTACAAATAATTTACCATCTTTATATATTTGAGGTGCTGATCGATGCCCTTCACTGATTAACCATTCCCTTGCCTCAGGGTCTATATCTATATTTACTACTTTAAATTCAATGTCTTTTGTAGTCAGTAAATGCTTCGCTTTATCACAATATGGACAGTTATTCTTAGAGTACACTGTTAGCATGTTAAATTATCCTTATTATAGTATCGGTAAATCATCATAATCAACGCCTTCACTCATGACGCCAATCACGTAGTTCACTGATTCGTTTTCTTGCAAGGCCGTTTGTTTTTTGCTGGTATCTGAATGTTTATTAAACCACGGAATAGGAGTGGTTTTTGGGGCATCATCCCAATACTTGATTCCAATGTCTTTTAATGCTCCAACTGCTGTGTAGTCAACAAAGTCTTTAAGAATGTTGGCGTTGAGCCCAATAACAGGACCAAGTTTGAATAGATAATCCGCCCAGGATTTTTCTTCAGCAATGACATCTTTATACATGTCAATTACTTTTTGTTCACATCTTTCCTTGGCTTTGGCAAATCTGGGA